TGTCAACCTTGATGTCAATCTCAGGAATGTCTGCTTGACCTTCAAGGCCCCAAACTGTAGTACCTTGGACAGAACCAATGGAGTTATCACCATTGGAGAAGTCGTCGGTTTGTGGGAACAACCAAGTACAAGAAGCACTCATCGCCTTAGTAGGCGCGGGAGCACCGTCCTGACCAAGGTTAGCACCAGTCACACGGACCTCATCAGCAGCAGAACCGGTTCTACCAACCCAAGTAAGAAGGATTGAATCACCAGCGGTAGCATCGTCCAAACCAATCTTAAGGCTTGAAGCGATACCCTCTGGAACTGGGCGGGTCAGACGACGTACAAGACGTGCACCATTACCAACAATTCTTGTCTTACCAGTCTCACCAGCCAACATGTCTGCAGCGCTTACTGTAGTTGTGGCAGAAGAGGTAATAGCGGACAAGTTGTCCAGATCAAGCTGATCAAGAGCAGATGCAGAGATTGCGATAACTGCATATGCGTGTGTGGCAGTACCAGTGCCATCATCATGTGAAAGAAGGTCAGGATCGAATTCGATTAACTTTCTATCAAGGTTGGTCATGCTTGGGAAAATAGCAGCACCAGTGACGTAAACACCTACAACAGATGCGTCCGAACCACTTGGAGAGCCATAAGCGTAACCGCGAGCGGAAGCGCGTGGACCAGAAAGGTCACCACCACGGACGTCAACAATGTCAACACCGCCGGTGATTTCAGCACCAACTCGATCAGTACCGTAGATGGATTTTCCAGCAACGTTACCAAGCTTACCAATTTGTGTTCCATCTCCACCAAGATCTTCTGAGAATGTGAAGTCAAGGAAGAAAATGAGTCCACTTGGGAGGCTCATAGGTTGTACAGAAACAAGATCGTTTGCGATCAAGCCTGCGAAAACGCGACGAACGATAGGGAATGCGACGGCAGCAAAACCTTGCACATCACCAGCGTTCATGGCGGTTGCTTCGCGAAGAAGCTCCTTAGCTTGGTTCTCAAGAAGACGAGCCATACCATTCTTGGTGCGCTCATCACCGAGTCCTTCTAAGAGTCCAGTCTTTTCCCACTTTGACAGTAGGGCGTGACCTTCGGCACGCATATCACGATTGACAACACCTTCGGTCAATCTTTCAATAATACCAGCCATTTTTAATTTCTCCTTATATTAATTAATACCTGCTAGTTTCTTCATTCTATCTGACAGCGGATCGGCGGGTTTCGCCTCACTGCGGCTGCTAGCACGAAGAATGGAAGAACGACGGTTGATCGTTTCGCTCAGTGATTGTGGCCCACGTTTAGGCGTAGACTCCACTGTGCTTTGAAGCGTTTCAAAAATTGTCTTTGCTTCCGGAACAGAACCAGCTTTAGAAATCGCTTCGACAACTTTATCTTTTTGTCGCTCATTTAAGGAGGTATTTCTTAACACGCGGTTCGTGTATAATAAACGAGCATTAGAAAGATTAACGTCTGTGACGCTTTCTTTTAATTGCTCAACTACGTTTTCGTAGTTTTGAAGCTTCTCTTTGAGTTGGTTATTTTCAAAAACCAACTCTTCTTGAGCTTGTTTCAAATCGTTTAATTCGTCTTGGAGTTCAGTGTTGCGTCGGTGGGCAAGCTCCTTCTCCATTTCAAATTTCTTTTCATCAGAGGAGCGTCCTGCCCAACCGGACAAGGATGCTCCCATATCAACTGACAGTTTTTCCATTACAGCATCAATCAAAGAGTCGGATTCAATTTCTTCTTTAACATCCGGGTCATCTTTGTCTTTATCTGCGCCGTCTGGGACACCATCATGATCTTTATCAAATTTAGCGCGCTCTCCATCAAGTGGATCTGCATCACCTTTTTCGCCTTTGGCTTCTTCAATTTCTTCTTCAGCCTCATCAAGCGAAATCTTTTCCATAATTGCATCTACGAGTGAATCAAAGTTAATTTCTTCTTCCATTCCCTTCATAGCTTTTTCATCTTGCTCTCCAGCCGCGGCGGTTTGGGCTGCTGCAGCCTCTCCTTCGCCTGCACTGCCAGAATCGCCAGCCATTTCTCCTGAACCCTGTGGGTCCTCGTCATCATCTTCAGTAAGGGCAGCAAAATCTTCTTCGGTAAGCTCAATTTCTTCATCTTCCTCAATAACAGAAGTATCCAAGTCTTCTTCAAGTTTTTGAAGTGTCTCGGCAAGCTCATCAAAATTAATTTTAATTGTAGACTCTTCTCCCTCATCATCACAAGGGCAAAGATCCTCTCCCTCTGCAGCGCCAAGCGGCACATCTTCTATGCCGTCAGCGCCACCGCCCATCGGTGCAGCCCCCATTGCATCACCTGCTGCAGCTCCTAAGCCTAAAGCATCTTGTTCAAGAATTTTTTCTAAGGTTTCCTTAACCTCAGCCGAATATTTTTCGACAATAGTAGCCTCGGCATTTTTCAAGGCTGCCTCCTTAAGTGCCTTAGCATCAACGAATGCTTGCTCAAGTAAAGATGACATGTAAAAACTCCTATAAAACAGTAATTCACTGTAAATAGTGTCCACTATCTACAAAAACCATTTTTTTACAATTAGTAATCACCGTCTGTTGTAGTTTTATATGTTGTTATCCTATTTTCCAGTTAGTGCCGTCTGAATATACCGGCACAGCGTTGGAACCACCGTCTGATACAGTTGAAGCAAATGTGGTCGCAGAGGCATCTGTAACAAAAGCTCTTGCTCCGGCGCCGGCGTCGGCGGCAGCTGGCAAGTCAGCCACTGTATAGGTCGTAGTTTTAATGTACGAAGCCGACAAAAATCCAGTCTGAAAGGTATCACCAGAACCACTAACGTAAAACGCCGGGTTATGAGTATTTGATTTAGCAGATATAAGTTTTTCATTGCTTGCGCCGGAAACATTTAAGACACCGCCAAAATGAGCGCCGCCGACCAATACTTGGCCAGAACCAGTGACTCCAAAAATTATTCTATTTGCATTTGGGCCACCTTGTTTGGACTGCATTAAGCACAAAACTTTGTTGTTTGAGTCTGATGGTCTGATTGACAGCATTCCAGACGATGCATCATGCCCATAATTGTCACCGATAGCAACATGTGGGTTACTACCTGTAGCGTGGAAACCACCTGAGCCCGTAATACCGGCTGAAACTGAAGTTGAACCAGTGACTGATAGCGTGTGTAATGGAGTATCAGTGTTGATACCAACCTTTTCGTTGCCACCATCGACAAACAGCATGTGTGTATTGTTGGCGCTTTCCACTCTAAAGTCAATCAATGAATCATCGCCCTGATTAACCACAACTTCAGGTACCGCGCCATCTATTCTAAGTCCCTCTCTCATTGTACTAGCGTCGTTAGTTTTAAAAACGATATGTTTGTTTATCGTATTATTTTGAACTACAATGTTGCTTGAGTCATTAAATCCAATCTGCCCCAAGTCAGCAGTGCTGCTGCTGAAGTGTAGAGTTGGGGTTACAGCTTCAACGGTCAAATTTCCACCTACATGCAAACTACTGCTCGGATAAGTTTTCATAACCCCGACTCTTCCGGAACCTGTAATGGCAAGGATATCAGAGGCGGAATCGCTTTTGACATTGACAAGCTTTTCGTTATCGGAACCACTCACGTTGAAAACACCAGCCAAGTTAGCACCGCCAACAGCGACTTTACCAGAGCCAGTTACAGCAAGAATAGTTCGTTCATCAGTTTCTTCTGATCTTGAAAATAGCGCTAAAATTTTATTATTCATCGCTTCGCCGGCGCCTTGGCCCGGTTTTACATTAAGCATAATGGCGTTTGTTGAAGAGCCGCGGCGGGAACCAATTGAAATATGTGGATCCGAACCTGTGACGTGTACTCCAAGCGAGGAAGTAATATCGCCATTGACATAAAGAACGCTTGATGGCGAGTTGAATCCAATTCCAATGTTACCAGAGTTATTGATGACCATACGCTCAACAGGATCAACTGTCCCTGTTGGGCATGTCCAAAATGAAAGTCGGCCCGGTTGCGATTCAGCGTTATGTTCTGAACCATCTGCCTCTGCTAAAATTCTAGCGGAGTATCTAGATGAAAGAAGGCCCGGAGTTTTGTTTTGAAATCTCAATTCACCAATATCTAACCCATCACTAGCAAAAGCTGAGCCTGAGCGCTGTATGTAGGTGATTGATTGAGCACCATGTCTTGTGACAGTAAGTGTTCCGTCTGGATTATCAGTGTTAATACCAATATTTGTGTTGCTGTGGGAAGCTATTTGGGAATTATCAATATAAAAGCCCGGCATGTTTTCTGAACCACTAACGCTAATGTTTCCACTAACTTCAAGACTGCTGCCATCGAATGATAAATTTGCTTCGCCATTAACCGTTGTTGAGTTAACTGAGGTGATAATTCTGTTATCTCCACTATTTGTGTACGACGCGATTGGAACTGAAATACTGTCAGTGATCGCTGTTTTAATTTGACTATATGTCAAGTTTTTAATTGAGTCACTGTCGCTTGAATCAGCGATAATAAATTCATCATTGTTAGACGGGCCTCCTCCTTTATTTGAAGTCTTGGACGCGTCTACTTGCAAAGTTAAGCCCGTAAATGCCAATCCACCATTTGAGGCTGTGAGAACGCGAACGCCCTCAGTATCAACAGTGATACCTTGACCACCAGTAACTTGTAATTCAGCGCCATGGCCGGTTCCGCCCGGATCAACACTACTAGACATACCAATACCCAAAACAATATTTGATGCTGACAATCTGTTTACAAGTCCGTCATAGTTTGTGGCAGCAAGGTGATCCTTGTTTAATATAATGCCAGTTAAGCCGTGGGCAGACCCCGAAAATGTAGAGCCTGTTATGTGACCGGTGACTGAAACCGAAGAGGCATTAGCCCCAACGTCTGTAATAGATACATACGTCTCCGCCGTTAAAGTACCATCACCATCGGAAGTTAAAACTCTATTGGCACCATCAGTAGAAATCAAGGTGGATAGTGGCTCCAATTTAGCATTGCGAGTTGAATCCCAATATCCACTAGCAGTAATGTTATTAGTGAATGTTTTGGTGCCCCCAACTGATTGATTTCTCCAAATGTCTACTAAACTTTCAATAGATCCAGTGGATGAGTTTGAAAATTCTACCCTTCCTTTAATGATATTATAAGCCATGTTTTTACCTTCCTCATTCTAAATAGTACGAAAAAAAGGATGCCCCCCTTTCGGGAGACATCCAAAAAAGAAATTGTAAAACAATCTCGGCCTAGTAGATGACCCACTTACTATCAGAGTTAGAATAGATCAACGATACAGCACCATGTGGTGATTCAATACGTGCTTCAGAGAAACCATCAATCTCGTCACCTTGGGCAACAGAAGATGAGATTTTAACGAAGTTAGTTGAGCTAACACCCGCTGGGGCCTTAACGATAACGACATCTCCAGCCGAAGCAGAAGGAAGCAAGAAGCTGCAAGAGCCAGTTGCGTCATTTACCATGAAGTTAAGTCCAACAACAAGAGTGGCGTTACCATAGCTAGCTACTGGAATGTGAGTAGCAGACATGCTGTCACCACCGGTGGTATCAACAGAAAGAACACCGTCAGTAGCAGTAATACCTGTACCAGCAAGAGCTGTGGCATAGCTTGAGAATGAACCAAGCTTCTGTAAGCCAGTCGCTTCATCGTGATAGAGAAGACTACCGGAACTTAAGCCCATGATTTCGTCTACCGTAGTAGCCAACTTGTTGATGTACATTGGTCCGTTAAGTGAACCAGAGGCAAAGACAAGTCGGTTAGAATCAAGTCTGTGAAGTGTAGAATCACCAGAACCAGAAACAACACCAGCAGCAGAGATGCTAGCAAGGTTTCCGGGACCAAAGTTAGAAGCACCGACAACGTTCAAAGTGCTTGAAGCTGAAAGAGTAGTGAACTCACCAGCTGCCTGAGTAGTTCCACCAATCGCTGTGTTGTCAATCGCACCACCGTTAATGTCAGCAGAACCGACAGTGATTTGATCTAAAGTAGCGTTTGCCAAAGTAGCAGTTGCAGAAGATGACAGTACACCAGCAGCCGAAACTGTAAGCGCTCTTTCACCGAATGTAACCACGCCGCCAGCGTGTAATGTACCAGAACCAGAAATGTTAGTAAAGGTACCGGCAGCAGCACTGTTGCCACCAATAACTGCACCATCAATAGCGCCGCCGTTAATGTCAGCGTCACCGACAGTAATGCGGTCTAATGTTGCGTTTGCTAAAGTAGCAGTAGCAGAACCGGAAAGAAGACCAACGCCTGAAACAGTTAATTGGTTTTCAGTACCGAAGCGCACAGCGCCCGGAAGATCAACTTGACCAGAAGCTGAAAGTGCACCTGCAACGCTAACTGAGTTAGGAGCAAGTGTCATAAGATCGATGTCGCCAGCGACACCAACCGTACCATTTTGCTTGATCACGACGCTTGCGCCTTGAAGATCAATAGAAGCTGAAACATCGCCAGCAACGGTAAGTTTGTTAGAACTAAGAGTCAAAAGATCAGCGTCTCCACTGGTTCCAATGACACCAACAGCATCAAGAATAAGTTCTTTACCAGAAAGTCTTCCTGAACCTGAGATTGTGGACTCACCAACTAACGCTTCTTCGAATGTCGTTGAACCGCTGAGTTTGGTGGTACCAAATTGAAATTTATAAGCCATTTATAAAACCCTCCATATAAATTGATTTTTAAATAGTTTAAACAGACGTACAAGACGCCTGTTGCTCATAAATAGGTCTAAAATCAACTAGTAAACGTAGTACCGATCAAAGCCATTACAATAAAGTGAAAGAGATGCATAGGGTGACTCCAAAATTAGTGAATTTTCACCGTCGATTGTTTGGGAACCAGAGGCTAAAATTGTTATATTGTTGGTCCCAGCTTCACCTCCCTCATCTTTAATTATATAAGTATGACCATCTGTCAGGACTGCGGCATCAGGCAGTCTTAATTCTATTGCACCAGCAGTAGAGTCCATTCCAATATAAAAATCATCCACTGATGCAGTCATAGTTGCCGTTGAAGTTTTGTGGTGATAAACTACTGCGCCAGATATATGTAAGCGCCCACCGACAAAGCCAGAAGCGGAAACATTTAAACTGGCCGACATGGCACCACTAAGAGCTATAGCATGATCAGGGGCGGTGGTACCGCCAATTGCTATACTACTGGTGGTTGCAGCTTTATCTGCACTGAGTTGTGTAAATATTCCACCAGCGGAACCAGCACCCGGAACATTCGTTAGGAACCTGCCATCACCAATAAAAAATGATGAAGACATTCCAACACTTGCTGAGACTTCTCCAGTTACTGTGAGCGCTGAACCGTTAAAAGTTAAATTAGATTGGCCGGTTAATTTATAGGCATCGGTTCCAATTGTCGTTAAGTTATATTGATCGGGACCAGATGTGATTTTTAGAACATGCTCTAATTCTTTGCCATCTCCTACAAAAGCGCTAGAAGAAACTTGACCATCTGCCAACAATTGACCGGGAAGTAATACGTTTCCCGATAAGATATTGTATCCCATCTATATCAGCCCTCTAATATAATTATACAATTATAATTAGAAGACAAACCAATTAGAGCCATTAGAATAAACAGATAATGCGGTCATTGTGCCTGTCATTTCGTAATACGGCTCGCCATCAATTGTTTCTCCATCGGTTCCAGACAGAACAATTGAGGCAGGAACACCGTCAATTGGCATGCGTTCACCGGTGAATTCATCTTTGATAACAATCAGCGATCCAGTCTGGGCAACGTCACCGGATCCAGATGCAGAGTGTAATCTAATTTCAACTGGGCATTGGCCTTTTACACCGATAATGTAATTACGGTTAGAAGATGAAGCGTAAGTTATCACACCTGTGTTGCCTGAAACAGTAGCGTATCCATATTTGATACCATATGGCATACTGATTTGGCGATTTTCTGAGTCTACATGAAATGTCACTTGATTTGTTCGGCCGATTGTTAAGCTACCAGTTCTAACGTGCTGATCATCGTTTGTATTACCAAACCTTGTTGAGCCGCTTGCTTCAATCCTAGTTATATCTTCAAAGTGATAACTACTAGCGGAGATTGCCCCAGAGATAAAAAATGTCCCAGTCAGGATAAGACTGCTGGTTGTACCGCCGGCTCCGGGGACAGAACCATCATAATTGTACATAAAGTAATTCGAGCCGGAAATGTTACCGCTTCCAGTCAAGAACATTACGGAGCCTGTGACGCCCTCGGCGTTGGCTCCGCTAGATGTTTCATCGCAGTTTACATATGCCCAACCAAATCTTGACATATATTAGCCGACTCCGTTATATGAACCTGACCAGCTAATGTTGTTACCGGGCTCTAAGTGCCACTGATCTCTAGAGCCTGTCGGAGGGTTAACTTGGCTAGCGTCAATACTTGTAAGTCCTGCAACGACAGAGATACCAAGATCTCCGCCGCTTCTACCTGAATCGCTACCACCACTAACATAAAGTCTGCTGACCTTAACCTCCAGTCGTTCACTATTAGAACCGCTAGGAATTACAAAATAGTTATTAATTGCGGGATCAAAAGAGTTAGGACCGAATCCGACTTTAATTGATGCTGAAGTGGAGTTGATCACTTGAACCCATCTTGTAACATATGGGAAGTTTACAACTGCCTGATCAGGTAAAGCATCAATGCCTCCTGAAGCAAAGGGACGGCCGCTAACTTGATAAGCAGGAGCATGGTTAACTCCTACTCGCATTTTCCATGATGGGTCTGACCAATTTGACATGTTAATTCTCCAAAATTTAAATCATTCGTAGTAAATAGTATCTAATTTTTTCTTCTACTACGTTTTTCTAACAGTCTCTTTCTTTTAAGTTCCTGCCTTTTTCTTTCTCTTTCAGCTCTCGCTCGTTTTTCTCGGCGCTTTTCAGAGGGCTTTTTGTATCTTCGCCTATCTTTATACTCTTCAATAATTCTTTCTTTTTTGCATTTTTTGATAAAGCGTCTTATCATTCTTTCGTGATTGCCACGACACTCTTTCGAGCGAACTACTACATTGCTACCCATACTATTTCCTGTTCATTTGTTTCCAGACTTGTGAAGCACCGCCCATAAGCGAAGAAATGTCAACGCCAGAACTACCGGGATCTCCTAGATCAACTGAGCCGGCGTTCGGTTCAGACTGAGCAGCCATGGGAGTCGTGCCCTCAAATAAATCAACACCGTTATAAGCATCTGTACTAACAGCTTCTAATAATTTTTTTCTATGCTCTTGTAGCTTCAAACGGCCTTCTTCTTGACTTCGCTTCATTTGCAAGTCTTCATTAAATAGCTGTTCATCTTGCTTTTTGCTTTCAACAACAACATTAGTCTGCATTCCTTTGGCAACTTCAGAAACAACGTTAGATAAAACGCCCTCTTCAATAAGCACTTCGTGAATACATTCTTTCACTAATGGTTTGATTAATTTTTTTAGGTCAGCTTTTTTCATAATATCCTCTTGTTAATTCCAGCTAAAGTTTGTAAACGGTCAAATGATTCCTCAAGATTTTTGGGGTCTTCCGGCTTTCTTCTTGATTGAAATACTCTTTTAAATTCTTTGACAAACATCTTTAAAAATTCTTGAGATCTAGGGCTCACGTTTTTTGAAAGTTTCATGCCAGCACGGGCCCCGAAAGGATCCAAAATCTTAGGAACGTTTGCTCTCATTTGTTTAAAAAAGTTTTCCATACTGAAGGGTGTGTATAGGGCATAAGTATAATTATTATCTGGATACAACTCATAACTTCCTGCGGCGCGCGGGTCATCACTCCTTGCGGGAACCCACTTAGGGATTATGTCTTTATCACCGGTGGCCGTATCTTCAATAGATAACCCTCCCCCACGTTTGACCAAAGCTTCTAGATACTCTAATTGTTTTCTAGCATCTTTATATTTGACATCTTCACCCGCGCGCCAATTACCCATTTCTCGCATAATAGCATTAATCGCGTCTTCGGGTGTTGGGTTTTCTATCCATTTAGAATTAACTGAATCCCATGCTTGACCAGCAACGGAACTGTATCGAACGCCATCCATCTCAATCTCATCAGGCTGTGATTGTGGAGCGGTCTCGGGCTGGCCGGTCACGGTAGGCTCATCTGCGGTATCTTCATCATCCATAGGGGCTTCTGGCGAAACTGCCCTGCCGGTCACGGTAGGTTCATCTGAGGTATCTTCATCATCCATAGGGGCTTCTGGTGGAAGTTCATCTGGAGATAAAGCTGTGCCATAGCTAGGAGCCTTGCTAAATTTGACTGTATTCATCTTGGCCCATTTATTAAGAACTTTTTCTAAGTTGTTTTTAGCTTTAGGCTTCAAATTAAAAGAATCTATCAAATCATTTAATCTTTCAGAAGTTTTAGGAGAGAAAGTTCTTGGATCACGCTGTGCATCTCCTATTGCTTCCAGAACAATGTCGTCCTGTTCTGTAGCTTTTAGCATTAGTGACAATAATTGACGCTTTTGAGGTCCAGTAAGTTCAACATTCTTTAACATGTTGAGAAGTGAGTCAGGATAAGAGAGGCTGTTAATGCCAGCTATAATTTTACTAGGCTCTTCTGCTGCTTCTTCTCCACCAGCTTCTGGTTTGCCAGCTTCGCGCCATGCATTAATCATTGCCGCTTCGCCGGCTTTCTGGAGATCGCTCTTTTGTGGTTCTGGCAGTGTTTCCCACCAAGCCAAGGCTGCGGGCGCATCAGCTTGCTTGTCTGGACCCATAACGCGTGGGTCTTCTTCAGGTTCTAGTTTCGCGAAGCCGGAGCCTTGTATCTGTTTATGGCCCGGTAAAGTAGTGCTGGGTCGTTCCTTCAAGAACTTGTTCCAGTTCTCGTGTATTTGTTTTTGACTACTCACAATCCAAAACCTCGTTTAACAGTCTGTTAATACGGTCGGCTTTGGTGAATACTTGATTGTTGTAATCTTTTGCTTCTTTCATCATGAAAGCATTGGGCGTCGAGGGCTCAGAAACAAAGTCAAAGCATATTAACTGAAAATCTTCTTGAACAACGGTGGTGTCATTTGATTCAGAAACAGAACCCATGCCGCGGCTAGAAATACCAAGCTTGACTCCACTTTCTACCAGAGATTTTAAAACCTGACCAGATGGAGTGTTTAGCACTTTCACCTTACCCATTACGGCTTTATCTTCCATCCATATATCAGTGACTAAGTGAGATGCGTTTTTAAGATTAATAACTGAGTCATCTGGGTGATCTAACTCACCTAGTGCTCTGTTTTCACCTACAAGCTTTTTATAGTTCTTTACTTCTCGGGCCAATACTTTATATGGGTATACGCGCTGGTTTCCATTTAATACATCGGCTTCTTGAAGTTTGCCAGTAAGCATCATGCCGCCATCGGCAACATAACGCTTTTCATCTTCAGTAAGAAGGTCTTGGCATACGCCGCCTTCGCACAGTTCATAAAATTCTCTAAGTAGCTTCTGGCCCATAGCTAAGACCCTTTACAGCAGTGTCTAACTGGCTGAAGCATCCACTTTCTTGTCCAAGTGGCAAGACTGTTCGTTTGCGTGTTTGTGTTCATGTTTAACTCCATTATCTCCGAATACCATGTTCATTACATAGGATGTGCCAGATGACAACCAACCAAGAAGGAAAAAGTTTGCTACTGTAACATCATAGCTAAATAGTTCTGTGAACGGAGAAAGCAGCATTAAAAGCCACCCAACGTGAAATCCCATGCACATTGGGCAGTGAAATACTTTGCCGTATCCGCCGGCGGCGTCTCTTGATGGTCGCCATCTCTTTAAAAGTGGAAGGTCGCTGTACACTAAAATTTGTGTAAGGCCATAGGCACATAATATAAAAGTTAATAATTCCATTAGTTATCCTGTTCTGTTAAACCAGTTTCTACGCCCGCTGCCATACCTACGACATCTGCAGCTTTGAGGCTTTTTCCTTTTGATAATATCTCGATAGCATCTTTCAATATGTCGGGGTCAATGTCTCCACCTTGGGACATCTGAAAAGCCATAAAGGCGATTGCTGCGGCGGGTGCACCATAAGTTTTAATCTTTTGTCCCAAGTCTGTGTCAAAAAACTCTTGGGCTTTTACATAGACTGTCGCTCCAAGCTGATCTAAGATGCCCTCTTGTAGATCATCGTCAACAAGGTCGGACATTTTTTCAAACGATTTTACTAAATCCATTATCTCAGGATCATTTGAAACAATATCTAGAAAGCCTTGAAGCTTGTCTTTGTTGGCACGAACCAACTCGTTGCCTAAAGATTTTACTGCATCTGGATTATCTTTAATATTTTCAAGGTTTTCGTTTTCAAAAAATAAAAAACTATCCCAGCGTTCCATTATTGTTTTCATTTCAGCCATCTCTAGTCTCCTCAAACAGTGTACATATAAGAGAACGAATACGGGTCTCTAACGTATCCGGGTCGGATAGAACCTTGTTGAGCTTGCTGTGGTACTTCACCAAGCTCTGTTGAATCGGCCTTGTCTGGATCCACAAATTCTGAGTCAGTGGCAGAGACCATAGCTTCAATGTTTTCAAAGTATGGGCGCTCTTCTTCAATAAATTTACTAATGTTAATAAGAGCAAGCTTTGCGGCATTTAACTTGTCACTGTTGGGTGTTTCTAGCAGGGCTTCAAGCGCTCCATAATAAGAGCCACCCTGCACAGATTCAGCAACCACAATACCTTTCTTGCGTAAGAATGCAAATAATCTATTTTGAGCGCCATAAACTAAATCGTTCATTGTCTCTTTAGGGAAAGCAGTGATTTTGTTATTCTTAGATGACATTACAATATCAATATCTGCGTGGTCAAAAATCATTAGATCACCACTAAGGCTCTTGCGAATGTTCAATTCAAGAGTGACAGACGGAGTAGGCTTGCGGGCTGCAGCACCAACTTTAATAGTAATTGGCTCGTCAGAGGGTATAAAATTAATCTTGACTGACATCTTCGAATATTTCCTTTACAAGTTGTTGTGTTTTGAGCACAGTCATAATAACGTTTTCGCTAATTGTCTCTTGAGAATATCCATCTAAGCGATCTAAAATTTGTTGTGTTTTATCTGACATAGAAGAGTCGGAGTTTATTTCATCACTGTTCTTCGCAGTCGTAAGTTTTTCTTTTAGTCTGCCAATTTCTTCGTTTAAGAACATTTTTAGTTCTAATGAATTGTCAGAGAACGAAGTGATGTAGTGAGACAGCAAGTTTTTTTGTTCTTCCAAAAGTTGCTCGTCGTACTTTTCATTAAACTTCGTGACAAATGTTCTGTAAACAACATTGTCTATAGCAATTTGGTTATCATCAACTTCTGCAGTATTAGACATCTCGTTAATTATTTTAGTTTCTAAGATAATCTTTTCTTTCGGTGATGAGGTATTAAACATTTTATTAATTGTGGCTAAAGCTTTATAGTTAGGCACAAAATTATTAAACACAGATGGCGAGAGTGTCTTGTTCACATCATTGATAATATTGGTTTGTTGAGCGAAGAGGTCATCAGGGTTAATCATTCTTCTGGAAATATTAGCTTCTCTTAGAATTTTTTCACTCATTTCGGGCTCAAGAGATTGATTTTCATAAAGAGATCTGTAACACTCTAAATCCTTTGTAAGCAGGGAGTCGCTATTAAAATGTTCTCTGATAATATCAACTGCTTTCTTGCTTCTCTCATTGTCGTTCTTTAAAACAGCGATAGTCGCTTCTTTTATTAAAGCCTCATAAACAAATGCAGTATTGCGTTTTTTATTATGTTTAGCCTTCATCATTTTGCTCCGTTAACTTTTCTTTATTGCTAAGATCTTCCAGAAGATTTGTTAAAGATTTATTCATCGATAACATTTTCTGTTCTTCTTTTTGCTCATTCAATGAATAAATAGGCTCTTCTTCCTCATAAATGCCTCTAGACAAGGATCTAAGCTCGGCACCACCTAAATTATTGGTGCGATATGTGTTTGTTTCTGGTGTTGCGATACGTGCATAATTTCTTGTGCGAGCACCAGAAGGACGAGAATCTGTCTTAACCGGATGGTAGACCTTACCTTTTGAACCGGGTGTCAAGCGTGGAGCATTTCTAGAGCCGGGAGGGGCGGCTAGTAGTGTATCATCTTCACCACCGCCTTCTGGTTCAGCCGCGGGTGCGTCAGCGCCCAAGTCTAAACCACCGCCTTCCGCGCCGGCGTCTCCACCAGCGTCACCACCAAGATCTAAGCCACCGCCGGCGTCGTCTCCGCCACCAAGGTCTAAGCCTCCCCCACCGCCGGCGGCGCCTGCAGCTTGTGCTTCTGCCACAGCTTGAAGGGCTGCATCATGCTTACGATCATAGTACATTTCGCGTTGGTTTCTAGCAAACTCTTCGTGAGACATATTGAATATGTTTTCTGTTACCCATCTGCGTGAGAAATAGCCCTCAGTGGCCGCTCCTGCAATATCAAACTTAGCTTTCCAGTGCTCAATCTCTTGAAGCTCGGCAATCTTAGATGGGTTATTCAAAGAAAGTTTGAAATTAATAAGATCGTCTCCGCGGAAACCAAGAGTATAAAGATGGATAATTCCGATTTTTTCAAGTTCATGTATAACTGTCCTTTGTAACCTTTGTACGGTACGGGCAAAACGGATATCTTTCTGCGCTAACGTAGTCTTATCTTCGGTTGCTCCCTCGCCCATTGAAAGATATGATTGAGGAATTTTTAAAGCCGAGAAAAGCTTATCACGGAGGTATTTGATATCGTCAATTTCCGTAGTATTTGAACCACCAGCCAAGTTTGTTATGTCCGTTGCCGAACCCTGACGCACTGGGATGTAGTAGTCCTCTTCAATTGAGAGAGGGTTATATCTAAGATCAACACGACCAGTATCTTTATCAACGATAGAGTGCCTCTTCAGTTGAGATACAATTTTTTGCATGTACCCTTCCACATCTTGTGGGGGAATTGCGCCAACGTCAATCTTAAACACACGTCGCTCGGATGAGCGAACAACACGGTATGCCATCATAGCGTCTTCCATAAGAGTAAGCTGTCGCCAAATACGACGGGCTGGTTCCAAAACAGAAGAGCCATAAGGTGCGTACTTATCATTACCCAATATACGGAAATGTGCAACTTGCCAGTTTTCAAAGGTCATGCCGGCAGAGTTCCACTGATACTGGACGTAGTTAGGGTTTGTTGAATCTAAACCCTCAAGTCTCTCGACTTCTTGCAGGGGCAGTGCGATTGCAGACTGAACGCCCATCTTGTCGTCAATATCCAAGTAAAGCATGAAGTCGCCGTATTTGCACATAGTACGACACCAACCAAAAAGATTATATTCAATATTCAAAATGTTATGGTACAGCAAATCAAGCACTGCTTTAATTTCTTCATTGGTGCAATTGATATTCAGCATAGGACGGAGCGCTGAGAACGTTGTCATCTCATCTGCGTAAATATCAAGCGATGAGGCAATCTCAGGCATGTACTCCATTTGATCAAAATCAATATATCTTTCGCTTCTTCTCTGGTTTGCTATGGCGTTAGACGCTATGGTATCCAAAGGATTATAAGTTTGCTTTTTAAACTGTTGGCCAGAGGCAGTCTTAAATCTTGCAGCGTATTTGTCAAGATGTTGTCTCCGTATTTTGCGCCCTGATTGTGAGCGATATGTAACGATAGGCCCAGAGAACAGTCTGGTCAACGATTTGAACAACGATGACTGTGTGTTAACTGGGTTTTTGCCTTTTCTATTGTTTCTTGGTGCCATTTATTTTCTCACTTTATAATCCACATAAATTCTTTATACATGTTCTCAGCCGTTGACATTTTATCTAAAACGCTATCTTCTTTGTACCCGATTTGTCCTTTTATTTTTGTGTCAAAACTGGTTCGTGAAGTTATTATAGCATCAACAAAAGCCTTCTTGTAGTTCAAATCTCTTTGATTTGTCTGCAAAGCTGTGTCTCTAACCCAGCAAGCAATCGCAAGTGCCATAACTAAATCATCATTGTATCCTTTTAATGCTTGGGGTTTTCCGTTTGTCCAAATAAATGTTCTCAATTCATTTGCCAATCGGGATGAATATGTAGTAATTAGTTTGTTTCTTATAAACTCTTCTAATTTAGCTACTACCAAGGGACGAGTCTTAGATGATGTGGTAAAACCGGGAACGGCAGAGTTCCTGTGTTCAGCCATGTGTTGTTCAATATATTCATGTGTAGATTTTACAGAGTAATAAATATTTGGGTATGCATAGTCAATTAATTTATCTAAAACTGTGTATCCTATGCTATTATTTTCAATAACCACCATCGCGTTTCCGAATTCTCTTCCAATCTGATTTAACATGTTAGCATATAAATCAGGAGTTGGCTTACCTTGGTACTCTCCGACAACCTGTAATGTCTCTAATTTAATGAGATGGAATGTCGAATAGTCAGCCCCGTCTCCGCGGGCAACGTCTGCAGTCAATAGATAATTGCAAGATGGATCGTACTCTTCCCAAATCCAAAAATTACGATCAAAAGCCGTTCTGTATTTTGGCTCAGTTACGTTTGCTGCTATCCATTCCAGCGCGTCAGGATCAATAACTGTTTCCCCTGAAGTATTGAAGTTGCACTCAAGCTCTTGTGCAATCTGTCTTCGTGACATATTTCTGGTTTCTTTCTTGAACCACTCTTCATCACGCTCAGGGTGTACATCCCACATCAATGTAGTCAATTTAAAATTGTTTTCTTTTGTTTCTGCTCCAACACAAGTTTTATGAAACCAGTTACCAACACCATTTGGCGTTGATATAGCTATGCATCGACCACCAGTAGAAAGTGTAGGATACAAACCAGTCCACAAATCTTCAAGCCCATCAATGTGTGCGGCCTCATCAAGCACCAGCAAAGACAGTGCTTCAGAGCGGCCAGCATCGCCAGAAGTCGAGGCTGCCTTGATAGTTGAGCCATTTGATAACTCAAAAGATGTGCGGTTATCTGTAGAGATGGAGGCAATCCGAATCCAGTCAGGCAAATTTTTCATAATGCTTTTAACTTTACGCACAAGGTTTCCAGCCGTTTCAAACTTAGTTGCCATAACAAGAATAGACTTATCGCGGTGGAAGAGCATCATCCACACAATGTATCCAGCAGTCAGTGTGGAAATACCAAGCTGTCGTCCCTTGTTGATTACATTAAAGCGATAATCGTTGAAGTCGTTCAGCAACTCGTCTTGATAATCAAACGTATTGAATAAAATTAACCCATGCATTGGATGTGAGATGCGAGCATATGTTTTAAGAAAGTAAGATGGGTCCTTGCCGCATTTAACTACTTCTTTTAATATTTCTTTTTTTGTTAGTTTGAAGCTCATACATTTTTCAAGGCCGCTATCACTTCTTCACGATTGATAAGATCGCCATCACCATCAGTAACCAAAATCTCTTCCATACCTTCTCTTTCAATCATGTCCATTAATTCTGCATCTGACATACTGCCAAAACCATGTGGATCTAGAGCATCGTATTTTTCTTCATCGCCAAAGCCAAAATGATAATCACCAACTTCGTTTAATACTTCTTGGATAATATACTTTACTTCTCTAAAACCTATTTGCCTACGCTGTGGCTCAATATACTCTGGGGCAAGCTTTTCAATAACTGCTGTAAATAAGTCTAGCATCTCTTCGGCCGGCATATCTTGTACCAAGCTGACGATTTTGTCCTCAACATTTGCAGGCTCAGGATCTTGGTCGCCCAAATTAGCCATAGGCATTGTTTGGGCTGCTCTATCCACATTTGAGTCATTAGGCGATTGGCCAGATTTTGCTTTGCCACTAAGGCCATAATCATCTGTAAGCCACTCCGGGCGAGGAGCTTCGCCTCTAATCCAAGCCAAAACTTGCTCAGCTTTCTTTTTGCTCATGGCTTCATCTAAAAAAGTATCTTTCACATACTCTTCAATAATTATTTTTTGGAGGCTAGCCTTAGTAAGTTTCACTTTATGATTCCTTTTTTCTAGAATCATTTTCTGGGCGCTTGCCGCCGTCTCCATTCCAACCACCTTGTTCTAAAAACTTTTTAAAACTATCCTCAAGACGATCCTCTGATGGTTGGTTGTAGGCCATCTCTTCGTCTAAACCACCAATCTTATAATGCATTTTAGCAGTAACCCAGCTTCTAACTCTAGAGGAATTTTCAACGCAAACATCCACCTCTCCCTCTTTTGTGAGAGTTACGGCGCTGCCTACAATCTTTTTGTATTCTTTTTTGAGAAATTTAACGACATCAGCAAGACGCTGTTCAATCTCTTGTTCAAAACCATTAGCATATACTTCACGAAGGTGTACTTCAGAATGATAACCCAAGCACATCTTGTTGCCATAAAAAGTTACATTAAAGCCATCCATCACTCTTTTGTCAATAAGTGGGCGCCCTTCATCACGTTGAAGACCGGGCTTTAAGGCTTCTCCGTTTTCGTCCAATGCTCCATCATAAGCATTAGCTGCGGCCTGCGATAAGCCTTGTATAATTTCATAAACTGTTGCCATTACTGGTCTCCTCTGACGTTCTTGTAATATAAATAGTGTTTAACTGAGGAAAGGTAATCGGAAGCTTTGGTGATTTTAGCTTGCACCCAAGCATCTAATTCATCGCCGTCCTGAATCATTTGCTCTAATTCTGAGGCATACTCCGCTGCTCTATATAATTGAGACTTAGCCATCCTACCCTCTCCATGATCGGAATCGTGTGTCATCTGCGGTAAAGGCTCAGGTGAGGCGGATGGGCAGTGGCCTTCCGTGGTAACTGTTTGTCCGTCGTCAACCTCTGTATCAGAGGCGCCACCGGGCTTAAGTCTTTTATCGAGCAAATTAAAAACAATTTGTATGACATTTCTTTTTGTATTCAAATCCATGCCTTCTTCGGCAGCTAATTGAAGCATATATTCATAAACCTTAGTTGCGATATTTCGCTCTTGCGGGCTAATCTCGCCAGCAGTATCCTTTGTTACCGCACGAGTCATCGCCGTAGCTTTTCCAACTCCGGCGCTAGCACGGTCTTTTTTTACATCTAAAGGTGATTGCTCTTCAAGTGCTTCTAAAATTGCAACCTTGATATCATTTTTTGTTATTTTCATTTGGGCGCCATCCTTTTAACCATCTGTCTTCGCGCTGCTGCACGTATTTGTAATAGCATTTTTCGCAACATTCAAATTTGACCATACAAACATTGTCCATAGATTTTTTAGGATAAGCTCCACAAACTGGACACGTCTGCACTGATTCTCTATTAAGTAGTTTTTTTGATACCTTTATACCATTTATATCTATTTTCTCCGCTGTCTCTTCGTTGGACTTAGTTTTTTGATACAGCTCTTTCATTTGTTCAAGATATTCTTTTTCTTTAGCTTCATCCCAGTTAGCTTTTGGGTTCTGTATAGCTTCAGCACCGTACTTCTCTGCAATCGCCTTTTCGGTTGCAGCAATTTGATCATAATTTTTACTCATTTTAAAACCTTATATGCGCCATATGATGCGGCAGTACCAATGAGGATCCCACCAGCAAAATATAACCATTTGTGCCGGGGTGAAGTTTTTTTTAGTGCATCAGTCAACACATTTATCTCTTTGTCTTTCTGCATTATAAACAAATCGTACTCATCTGTTAAGGCTTTGTTTTCAATTCTCATGTTTTCAAGTTTAAATTCATATTCTTCTTTTTGGATCTTTAGTTGATAATCGGTTCTTATGTCACATGAATATTTGTATATGTCAAAATCTGCCATGATTTGAGACATGGCAAATTCATCAAACAAAACACCGGCGAAAGGAGCCGGTGCGTTATATTCAAGAACAGTAAACTTAGCAGGCTCAGTCGCATTAGCTGTTAAGGTTAACATCAATAACAAATTAAGGAACATATTGGATACCAAATTTTTCTTCTATATCTTTAATTAGTTGTTCACGGTCACTATTGAATTTGTTTCTGTATTTTGATTTTTTATCTTCTCTAATCTCGTTAATCATGCCTAAAGCATCTTCATAGTCTTCTTCAATCTCAGCTATAGTTTCCAGATGTTTTTCCATCAATTTCTGTTTTTCTCTTAGCTCTTGTTTGTGAATCTCTTTCAAGCCTTCAATTTGTGCTTGGTGTGATTCTATCTGTGTCTCGTAGGCATTCTGCATAAGGGCATAATCGTATCGACTTTTTAGAGCAATGACGCCAGCTAAAAACAAAATGAGTAAGATCTTCCAATTTTTAATAACAAAATCAAGAATTTTTGCTTTAATCATTGTAACCTCGTAGCCTAGAAATACCATCAATAACTGTTTGTCCACCAATGTAAATTGCTGAAATGATCACCCAGTCCTCGCTGGTTACATGCCCAGCGAGTGTAAGACCCGTAGCGGTTAACCAAACCATGAGTTTACGTGAAGTTAGTTTTGCCAACCACGAATCTAAAAATGCTTGTGCTTTAGCCATCATTATTTTCTCCTATAACGCTTAATTTAAATAGTCTATATTCATTTACATTATCGGGATTATATTTTTGAACAAATTTTTGTGGACTTAAAAAAACATCGGGATCATAGTAACCACGTGGAGAATGAAGTGATTTTTGTTTTTCATTAATATAATCTGAAGTACCCACTGGGTTATCCTTGAGAGTTGATGCGCTAGCTTTTAAAGTTTCTCCATGAGGAGAAAAATATAAATCTAATTGTTCTTGCTCTTTATTGGACACTCACCCTCTCATGTAAAAACTTCTTAAGTTCCTCGCGGATAACTTCTTCAACAGCATAAAGAGCTTTTAAATACTTTTTTGCCATGGCTACAGATTTAGAACAGCCTTTCTTTTCTCCCTGAGAACCATCACGCTTTTTCTTATAAACGCATTTACCAACACGCTTATAGGGCATTTACTTAAGTCTCACCAAGTTGGGAGCCATATCTGGCCGGGCTCGCTTAAAATCAGCTATTGAATTACTGATAGCGTCAACTTCAGCAGGACCATCGTACCATTCAACAAATGC